ACATACTCTAGAAAGTGCCCATGACTGCCTGAAAAAAAATCCAGGTATATCATTATGACGCTTTGATCTTGCCCAGCATTTGTTTCAGCTTGGCACTTTGAACGTCTGCTGAAATCTTGGCAACATCTCCTTGCTTGACCACAGGCTTGTCCCAAACGTGTGTGCCTCCTGCAGGCGCGGCCCAGGCAGCATCGGAGCTTGCAGCAACCTGGCTCTTGGCCTTGATTGATTCCATGATTGAACTTTGTGGTTTGTTGTAACCGTTTTCGTCCCCGCCTTCGTCAGTAATACGCATGGTTTCAATGTTATACTCCAAATCAATTTTTTGACCAACGCCGGTCGAGCTTCGAGATTTCATACACTGGATCTGATACTTGCCACGCTCTTTCATAGCACGACTTGTAAAGATACCAAACACATTGTCTGCTGTGTTGATTTTACTAATACCACCTGAAATATGACTGTGGTCAAATTCTACTTCTTCCACAGCCGATCGATTCAACTGTGACGCAGTGACCATTAGTATGCCCAGTTCCTTGGCCAAGTTACGCAATTCTTCACTCACATACTTGTCTTTCACAAACAAGTCGTTGGGTGAAACTTTGGCACTAACAGGCATCAGCAAGTCCAAGTAGTCAATCATCACAAAGTCCACCTTTTTACCTGTTTGAATTTGATACTCTTTCAAGTATGCACGTATGTCGTTGATGTTGCTTTGTGCTGGCAAGCCTTTTACTTGATAGTTGCCCGACTTTTTGGCCACCAGTTTGACTTTGAGTTCTGTGGTGTCAATGTCCCGGCGAATATCTTTAGTACTCATGTTTGTGAGCATGGCATCTGTTCGCAAACTTGTGAGTTCTTCACTCAATTCCAGTGTGATGTACACGCCACTGAGTCCTTGTTGCAACCAGTTCAGCGCAATGTTCATCATCACAAGACTTTTACCTGAGCCTGATCCACCGGCAAAGATGTTGAGTTCACCTCTACTAAATCCGCCATACAACAATCTATCCAGTTGTGGCCAACCTGTTGAAACTTGTCCACCTGAATTGAAATACCTGTTGATACGAGCTGCTGGGTCTGCAAAATAGTCTGTGCCCATGTCCCGAGTCAGAGATATCTGTACAGCATCTTTGATCAGTTTCTCCACTGGTTCAAAGTCGCCTTTTTCCAACATGTCTGCGGCCTTGAGAATTGCACGTTCCAGTTCTTGGCGCTTGGTAAACTGTTCAAACTCAATCATGAACCAATCAAAGTGACCTTCGTTCAAGTCTGGTACTGCTTGCAGTTTAATACCTGTGGTGGCAGCGATCTGTGTACGGTCGGGCAAGGTTTTGTGTTTGTCTGAATGTTCTTTGATGAACTCAGCCGCGGCTCGCAGACTTTTGTCAAAGTTTTGCGGGTTGTAGATATTCTGAACACGCACATAACTCTGTGCATCCTCCAACATCATTTCTAAAAATAATCGTTGAACGTCAACGCTGTAATCTTTTAACATAATATATTATAACACACAAATAATAGAAATACAAATTTACAGGTCTGTATTTGGGTGTTTATATAGGTCTTTCCACCAAAATTTATCAAACCAATTTTCACATTCGTTGTGTGTGGCTTCTTGCAAATCTATTGGCCATTGTTTTATTGTTTGTTTACAAAATTCACTAATTTGTTGAGATGCTATCAATTGCCGGTTGTGTTCCAATCGCACAATGTGAGTGTCACGCATGTTGGCCGCGTAATCATGGTCAGATAACAAACGCAAATTTTTTTTAAATGCATAGTAACAACGTTCAATCAACGTATCATAATATTGATAACTATGATCAATCAAGTCGTGAAACACATCGAATCCCATGTTTTCAAAATAGTGTGCTTGTTTGTACCCTCCAACCCAAATTGGAAATGTTTTCCCTAAAACAGCAAACGCAGTCTTTTCTGTAAAAATTGCAGCCTTTTGATTCCATACTGACTCACAGATTAAAGATACTACACTACTAGAATAAATTTCATTCAGCCCATTTTCCCAAAGCCATACCAATGTGGACCAATATGCTGTTACGCGGTCTGTTGTCATTATTGAGTCCTCACCGTAAAAAAATTTTGCTGGAATCTGTATGTCGGACAATATATGAGATTTTTCATCTGCGGATAACAATTCATTTCCTTGCAACTGTAATTGATCTAATTCAGTTATAATATCTGTCATGTTGAATCTTGAATCTGCTCCACTCCAAGTATAATCATAGTTGCTTAATTTAAATAATTGTACAAATTTCATACATAAGAATCGATTGATTTGTTTTTTGTTAATTACAAAATTAAATGTATGTCTGGTTTGAAATATTTGATTTTGATTTATATTTGGCACTAAAAAATTTAAAATTTTTGCCAAAAACAATGGTGCAGTATAAATTTTTTTGTCTAGGATATCAATATAACTAAAATGATCGCTGACAATGTATTTTGGTTGATAATCATGTAATATTGACGTCAAATGATCTGCATCAAATGTGTCGTTCAGCCACAATACTGGGGGAAAATCATTTTCCACAGTTGTATTGAGATCTGTTGGTGTTAAAACTTTGAGCAACTTTGTTGGGTTCATGATGATAATCTTTTGATCAAGTGTTTTTTTCTAAGTTCTATCTTGATTCTACTGGTCTCTCTTGATTGCATTATAGTTAGCAAGGCACCTAGTCGGCCCAACTCAATCACTGCGTCATTGACATCTTTGCAACCCGCAGGCCAGTCTGGTATGCTCACTGCCCAGCCCAGTTCTACTGCACGGTCAATTAGTTCAACGCCTGCCTGGTCTTGATCTGGTACCACAATTATTGATTTGTCTAGACTGCGTATCAGTCTAACTTGTGCATCACTTATGGTGTTGTGCATCACAGCCACTCCACCTATACTGAGTGCATCAAATATGCCTTCTGTCACAATCACATGCTGCCAATCCTCATGCTGTAAGTCTACACCAAACACATAACCAGGTTGGCTGTCGCTGATGAATTTGGGTTGTCGGTCATCTAAAAATCTACAGGTGTATCCCACAATCTTGTTGTCGTAGGTGAATGGTATGACCACGTGCGATCTTGTCCAGTGTACGCCATCGTTTTGTATCTGCACCATGACTGGAAAGTCGTCTGGCACATGTCTACCACGCACATAGTCCCAATAGAATTCATGCTCGGGCGTTAGCAGTTCAGCAAAAGGTGGCAAGTCTCGTTCTTCAAATGACACACCACTCAAGGTATTCCACAGTTGTTGTCGATCTTGTATTATGCCGTGTATGCTTCGATGCCGCAGACTTTCAAGATTCAACATCTCTATTTCTGTTTCTGGAACATTCATCCAGCTCAGGAGTTTTCGAGCCTTGTAACTTACACTACGACCCAAGATAAAACTGGCTGTGTATGAACAATTGAAGCAATGCCAAGTCCATCCTTGATCCGTGGCTTTGAGTCCGCCACGTCCTCGTCGATCCTGTGTTGATCCATTGTGCTGACAACACACCGCATTGAAACTCAACCAACCACTAGGTGTTGTTTTCTTTTTTGCAGGTAGGTAAGCAAGGATATCAAGCATCTGTACAGTTTAACAGATTTGTCACGCAAATGCAATGCTTAACGATAAAAGATATTGGTAACGTAACCAGTTGTGATCAGCACAGTCACAGCCTGTGCTTCGGTGCCACCAAAGTTTAGTGGCAAGTATCCTGATCCACCATTGGTCACAGTGATTGCACCAATACCGCTGGGGCCTGTAAATGGTGCGGCGATGGCTGTTGCTCCAGCCCCGTTGCCGAGAATCTGCACATATGGTGCAGCCATGTAACCTGTGCCAGCATTGGTCACAGCAATACCAGTGACCACACCGTTGACCACTGTGGCAGTTGCACTGGCACCATAACCTTGACTGTTGTTGATAGCCAAACGTAGCAATGGATGAAAGCCCACAACATTGATGTAAAAAGTTCCAGACTCGTCAAAGTACTCGCGGCTTTCTGTGACATCTACCCAAACAGATTCGTAGTCCTGGGCAGCCTGCACTTTGACTGTTCCGGTGTAGTGTTCCAAGTCATATTTGATTGTGGTCAAACTAGCACCTGTGGTATTGATATGGCTTGAGTAGTATTCTGTAAGATAATTGCGTGACAGTGGCTGTGGGTTCAATGCCCAGTCTGGGTAGGAACTTGGTCCAGGCTGTGGCCAAGAGTTTTTGCCGTTTATGGTGGGAATGGTCACTGGTTGGCTGGCAATGAACTCGGGTAGTACTGAATCTACAATGTCGCAGTCGGCTCGTGCGCCAGCATTGTCGTCTGTGAATGCAGCCTGTACATAGTTGCCTTGTGTACGTTCAATGCTATAACTTCCCGGCTGTGCTAAGATATTAATAGTATCTGCTGTGTCCAGCACAACTTTGACCCGGCCCAAACTGGCACTGAGCACAGTCATGTCTTTTTCAATCAACAATCGATCCCCTGCTTGATTTAACAATCTGAAGCGGAATGTGCTGCCTGTGATGTTTACAGGTTTTTGGTCTTGGTTGATGAATTCAAACAACAAAACGTTGTCTACACCTTTGTTAACAGTTAAAGTTTTTGCGTACACTGGGTCGTACCTCGCTG